CACACAGGGAGAACATACATGCAGTGGATTTCGTCTTCTTTTGAATATATAGAGATCGCATTGCTCAAATCCTTCTCAAGATCTTCAATCACTATGATATCCCAGAAGATGTCAGGGGCAATCTTTTCTATCACTTGAACGTGTTTTATAGTGACTCTGAGTCGGAACTCGTCATCCCTATCCATACCTAAGAGAAGACAAAGAGCAAAATCCGTTATCCCGGGAGAACTTCAGGAGTCAATTATCAGAGCTTCAAATTGTCAGGAACCACTTTTTCAGGTCACCCTTCACGAACCACTCTAGGGAACACTCTCTGAAGTATTCTATACGCATATTACTACGCTAGAGACATAAAAATACAAGTCATGGCAGCAGGGGATGACAGCGTAGTGTTCTTAGAACGGTCAGACGCTGAAAGATATGTTCAGAATGTACGATCTTTGTCATCCAGAGATAGTTCGATGTACCGCGTAGTGGGAGTGGGATAATGCTACAAAGATATCTATGTGCGAGAATGGAATGATTTCGACTTTTGCTCCAAGTGGATCGTTAAAAATGAAACTGACTGGCATATCATCCGCGACCCCACAAAAACAGTCTTTATGAAATAGGACTATACAGGGCACAATCAGATTTTGAAAAGAGATCCTAGGATGTACATACAGTTATTGCAAGATTCGGTGAACAGTGAATTGCCTTTCCCGTGCGTACAAGAGCTCATAGCCTTTAGAGAAAACTTATATTCCCTCTGACCTTCGCTTCTAAGGGTGTTGGATAAAGAACGGTTCTCTTCCTTCAAGGTGCACGGTCATTCATGGGTTTCAGAATTGAAAGACGACGAACAAAAATGGGCAGTAAATGACTCGGTCAGACAACGGATAGGTCTCACAAATTCAGTTTTCTTAAGGCTATATGAAACAAGTCAGCTCCTGAAGCTCTCTATTGGTGCTCAACGCGATTAACAATCCTTCTGAGCTTAGGCCAATAATAATTTTAAACAATGGAGTAAAACAACTCTAGAGAGTTAATCCGTCAGAAATGATGAGAAAGAAGAAAACAGAAGAAGCTCATTAAGGCAGAGAAGAAGCTTCTGCGGGAGCTCTAGAAGGATACAGGACAGAGAACTACTTGAGCCTCAACAGCCAACACTAAGTGACCAAAGAACAGAAGAGGAAAGCCTTAGAAAGTGTTTGGCGCTAAAAGTCAGAGAGTGGCTCATGTTCTCTCAGATATTGATCTGTTCAATAGCCAGAAACTCTATCCGGGCACTAAAGAAGCGCCGTTCGTCGCTTAGGGGCACACAGTAGGCGTGCCATCGAAAACTCTACACTGTAGCAACGTCCAAGCAGGTCTTAACAGTACTAGTGGCTACCTTGTTGTGCTATACGCACCTACGATCTGGGCGAATTCATCAAGTCGTTGGTCAGGATTCAGCTATATGTACAACGCTGGGATGGGAACCAATATAACCGTTGCTTCAACCTAAGGATACACTTACGCTAACACGTATGGAGGAGACTTTAGTGCTTTTGCTACTAATGGCTTTGTGTGGAGTGGTGCAGTTAAGGTCTCAATACAGGCCCCGTAGGCAACTTTGGCCGGTACATGCTTTTTGGGGAGACTGAGCTATCAGTAATTAGCCATGAATGCCATGAGTGTCCAACAGATGATTGCAATGGGTAAACAAGTGTCAATGGACAATATTATCCTCCAAGCTAGCATAGTTAACGAAAACCTGCTCTTCACAGCAGTGCCAGACGCCACATCACTGCAGTATGAGCAAATTGAATATGCTGTAATCCCAAATCCAGCAATGTTAATTACAACAGCAGGGTCAGCGACTTACAACATGAGTCTTCAGTTCAGTATCAATTATGTCTTTACTTACCCACTGAACAACACTTTCACCAAAGACCTGTCAAAAATGAAGACCCATGCAGGAGATTCCAGCTTTGACCCAGTTGACATTGATCCCAGATACTGATCCTTCAACCCAGACATCGATAAGAAGAATTTCTTTGAAGATTCCATTTCAGAGATAAAAGATTTCTTCTCGACTTATAATGAAGAAGAGAAAAAGTTGAGTTTCTCTGGTCGACCATCTTTTGTTCCACCGCCTAAAGCTTGGATAGATTGGAACAGCGTGCAGCAGGTTCATACAACTAGATCGATAACACCTTTTGACCGTGAACCAGCAGAGAGCGATGGTGAAGACTGCCCGCAGTTTGTAGGCAGTGACTACTAGAATTACACTTAGACTTTGTGGTATGTCTAGCAGTCGAAAGAAATGCTGCTACGAAGTACAAACTTGGACCCGACTGACCCCAAGTTTACCTAAATGTCTCAACTGTTAGCAGCATTCGATTTCTATCTGGATCCAGCTCTTAGTACCTACACGACAGACTTTTGATCCAGGGAAAAAGTGCCGTAGCCCAAAACAGCTAAAGCCAGCACATCAGTCAGGAGATCCCTGAAGGGTTGGAATGACCCGACATATC